CCGAGGAATGCTTTGTCAAATTGTTTTGCGTTATCGATATAGCGATGCATATCAAATTCTTTTGGAAGAATATTTTGGAAGCCGATAACATCTTCACGAAGTGGATTGCGTGGATTCAGATACACATACTTGATCTTTTCACCCGCACGAATAGGAGCAATGTTTTTCAATCCATGACGATCCAACAAGTAGTTATGTAAGATAGCAGCACGTGAATTTATAGGAGTACCTTTGATGTAAGACTTAGTCTTCTTATCTACATACTTCTGAACCGCACTAACGCCACGAGGGAAAGACTTCTCTTCAACAGGCAATGAGTTAAACTTCTTACGGAAGTCTGCGATAAACTCTTGAGTCTGTTGCTCAGTACCTGAAATCAAGATATTAAATAGATCCTTAAAAGCTTCACGACATGGGGCTGGGGTAGAAGACTTAATAGCTTCAATACCCATGATCTTTAGCTTAGGCTTTGTGTAACGAACACCTTCATTGTCCCATACGTTCAGAATGTATCGCTTCTTGGCAGACCAAATACCACGATCGGCAATACTTTCACGCTTCATGGAGATACGTTGCTTAAACGCACCGGTGTTTTCCATCAGCTCCTTGAATGCAACATCGAGTACATCGGTTTCAATCTTGGCACATACCTTATCAAGGAAGTCGACAACTTTATCTTTTGACTTACCAGGCATAACTTGATCAACCAGTGCACCTAGACAAACATAGACAGAATCAGTATCGATTGCAATCACATAGTCGTTGTTAGTTTTCATGACGGTGTTGAGATACGCATTCACGTTCTTCTCTGCCCACTTGATGATGTATTGACCAGTTAGTGTAATACCTTCTGCAATTTCCATCGTAAAGTAACGGAAGTAACGATTACCTAACGCACCATAAAGAGAGTTAAGAAGAATCTTAACGGTCATTTGTTGGTTTTCAAATGTCGCGATATCACGTTCGATACGGTATACTTCAGTCTTGTTAGTCTTGTCGACCTTTTCAAGTTCTTTTTTTGAATCAAGCATCTTCTTCTTGATTTGTACTCGCTCATCGTACATAGCCTCAATAATCTTCGGCATGAAACCCTGACGAGAATTATCGAAATACTGACCCGAAGCAGCCATAGATTTGTCAGCGTGCGGATTCTTAAATTCATTTAAACACCTATCAACATTCATGTTTGGTTCAATATCACCTTTGAGAATAGTCTCTGGTGACATGTTCCATTGGACAATAATATTAGGATACAGAGAGTTGACGTCAAACGAAGCAACCCAGTCGTGTACACCACATTGAGGTTCTTTTACATAACCACCCTCGTAATCGGTCTTGAAACTATCCTTGTTAGGAGGAACGATAATGTTCTGTTCAAGAAGATAACGATAGATCAGCGTATCCCATATACCAGTAGTTCCGAATGTGTCATTATAGTTTACGCCAGCTTTATAAGCCATAGTAAAACATAAAGTCATCAAACCGATCTTATCTTCTATTCGCTCAACCAAGTTAACGTCACGAATGTTGTAATCGATAAACTTTTGATGATTCTCTTTGTAGAGAGTGTGTAGATCTCCATACTCTTCATATGATAGTTTCTCTTCACCGAGTACGGTGTTTGCAATGTGATTTAACGAGTACGATTCTTGAGGACCGAATGAATAGCCAAACTTCATGAACAGATCCATGTAATCAACCTGAGCAATACCAGTGATCTCATAGATTTGAACTTGACCCTTCCGCATAGTTACCATCTTCTCTTGGACAGAACCCCATGGAGATAGTGACTTAATTGCATCCTCGCCAAACAATCGATTAATACGGTTAACCAGATATGGAATATCGAATGCACGAATGTTCCAACCAGTTACAACATCCGGAGAAGTAAACTCATCAGACCAAAACTTAATAAAGCATTTAAGCAAGTGCTGTTCATCCACGCACTTAGTATAGCGGATATTACAATCTTTAATCTTATCGTCGCGAGCATCAACGTCGTAATCACCCATGGCCCACACAAAATACACATTAGTAATACTATCGTAGATTGTAATTGCAGTTACTGGATGATTAGCTTGATCTGGTTCTGGAAAACCATCGTCGGATGCTACCTCGATATCGATATCATGGATTCGGATTTTAGATCGATCGAATTGGATTTGTCCTGGGTATTCTTCGGCCACAAACTGAGCAATGTAGTTTGTATTACCATATACTTCAAAGTTGCTTACGTCAGAGTAACGTTCCATGAAGTCTTTTGCATCACGCATAGTGTCAAGTTTTTTAGGTTCGACAAATACGTTATCTAAAGTTTTGAACTGAGTTTGCCCTTTTGCCCTGGTGTACAGCGTCGGACTAAACTTAACTTTACGATTGACACGTTTACCATCTACATAACCACGTAGAAGGATATTATTGCCATAACGATTCACATTAGTATAAAATTTCATATCTCACAAACTAAAACGGACAGGATACATATATTATATCCTGTCCGTGAATTAAAGTAAAATTACTTTGGAAGTTGATTTGCCGTTGCTACAACTAATCCAGATCCGAAGATTCTACGATATTCATCTGCCATACGGTCATCAATCATAACTTCAGCAATAATTGCCGACGTTTTAAATTTGACAAACTTTGCATATGGAGTAAAGGCAGCAAAACTAGCACTTACTCTACCATCCTCGGTCTGTTGCAATATGATTGCTGCAGGTGTTTCGACAGAAACAATGTCACTAGATTCTTCTACTTCACCGATGATTGTTTCACCGGTGATCAATTTCAAACATTTAATAGTCATAACAACTCCATGGTTTATTCAGTCAACAACTGTGGTTGATCTGAGGTTTTAATTTCAATCTTCCTTGGTTTTTTGTGATCAGGCACAATATACTCAAGTGAAATACTAAGCATACCATTAAGCATCTCAGCATCTTTTACTTCAATATGTTCGGCTAGAACAAATGAACGAGTGAAAGCTCGATTAGAAATTCCTTTGAAAAGGAAAGTCTCTTCTTGTTTATCGCCCACATTTCCCGTTACAGTCAAGGTTCCATCAGCAGTTTCAATACTGATATCTTCTTGTCGGAATCCGGCCACAGCAATCTCAACTACGTAAGTAGTTTCAGACGTTTTCTTGATATTGTATGGTGGATAGTTTTGGGAAGTTTTTGATAGATCATTATGAAGTTTTGACATCCTACCAAATTGGTCATCGAAACCAACCCATAGTTTATCAAAATCTTTAAATGGATCTGAATTGATTCCAGTGAATCGTGTCATAGTTTTCTCCTTATTAAGCGAGTTAAATGAAATTACTACCCCGAAGGCATAGTAGTCCTGCTTACTTTATACAGGGACAGACTTTCGTGCTGTCAGTGTAATTACACGTTGTTTATACGAACAAGATCGGACGCCTTTTATCGTAGCATCAAACGATCCCAAGGTAGTGGGATATAATCTATTTATATAAATTATGCGGCTTCTTTGCCCTCGGCATCAGCTTTTTCTGCAGCAGCTTTAGCCGCTTCCATCTCTTGCTGTACGCGTGGAAGCTGAGGTTCTGCTTGACCACGAATGTTACCAATCAGGGCAGCAACCTGGTCAAAAGACTGCTTACCAAGTGCGGCAAGTACCAAGTTAGTTTCGGTTAGAGAAAGTTTGAATTCAAACATGATTTAGTTCACTCCTTTTGTAGGCTTTTTGCCAATATTATATTTCGCCACTAGATTCCACTCTTTCTTATCATTGAATGAAACAATTTTTATCTGTGACAACGTTGCTTGCTCTTCTTGTAGGTCAGAAGAAACAATTTTCAGAAGATCCCAATCTTCCAAAAGCTTTGCGATAGTATTACGTCTACCAATATCGTTTAGTGTGATATTAGCTTCCTTACCATCTAGAGCAAATAGCTCTTTAAAATGCACAATGAAATACTTACCCTGCTTATGAAGAATATGACATGACTGATAAAGCGTCTTGTCTTTCTTTGAAGCCACACCGATACGGGTGAGGGTTTCTTTCACCTTTAAAAAATTGTCCGGCTCAGGTAATGTTACCTCGAGCATAAGCTGGGGTGCCCAGTCATAATAGATCAACTCCATGATACGTTCACTTTCTTGTTATAATTATCAGCAATAATAAAAGCCGAATGATATTATCTACCGCCAGTAGAATACTTGTTGACTATAGCCTTTAGCTGTTCGTCAGTCAATATATTTATAACATCTAAAGCTTTAGCCTCTGAATAATTATACTCTTTCATAATAAGTTTAATCGTATCCGGAGTCTTGTCTTTCTTAGCCCATTTAGAGAATCGTTTACGTTTAGGAATGGCGGCAAGAAAGAAGTCATACTGCCATTCGACCGGAATATCCCTGTTGACATTCATCTCATTTGCATACAAGATGGTATCTGGGAAATAACTCATTCCACGGTTAACCATGAAAGCTGAGTAGTCTTTCTTGTTCTGAGGATCCTTGTCAATCAGATTGACTTTGGTATCATTAATACTATTAAGAAAATCAAACGGTGTCATAGTTAGATCTCTTTAACATAATATCAATACTTTCCGGATCTGCAATAAACTTTGTGTCTTTAAAACGCTCTGTCAAATTAATGAGTAACTGATCTGGATCACTGTTATGCGCAAGATACATTCCATCTTCGCCATATGCAAACATAATATCGTCATGAAGTTCGATACGCATTCGCATATAACCTTCAGGAACTTGGTCTGCCACTTCATTTTCGTCTTCAGCATCCTCCAAATTAGATTCGATAATTTGGAGGATACGTGCACGTTCATAACGCATGCCGATAAAGAATGCAACAAAAATACAGATTATAGTTAACAGTATTAAGTCAGTCATTTAAATTTCACCTGAGCCATAATTTCAGTTAGTGCTGCCATATTGTTGATTTCCTGATCAGCAACAAAAGCTGCTTTATACTGGTAATCAGCAAGGATCAAAACCAATTGAGGAATTGAAGAAGGCTCAACTGAATTTTTTGCACTGTCATAGAGTGTACGGAATAACTCTGTTGAATCAGTATCACTGTTCTTGCCAATCCACTTACGAACCTCGGTAAAGTTCTTATCGGACAGGTTTTTGAACAGTTCTTTGTATGACTCTTCACCCAAGTTTACTAAGATGCCTGAATCAATTTTACCGGAAACAGAATATCGTTGCAACTCATTTAAGATGCGACGATAATCTGGAAAGTATTTTGTGATTACTTCAGCAACAACTTTGCCATCTGATTCGACCTTCTCGGTTGAGAGGATGTCGACAACTCGACGGTAAAAACCTGCTGCGATCTTGGCCTTATCTTTGTTCTCGATTTTAAAATCGATTACAGCACAACGAGAGTGAAGTGGTTCAATGATTCGTGCCTTGAAGTTACATGTAAGAATGAAACGACAATTGTTACTAAACTCCTCGATAAAACCACGCAATGCAGGTTGAGTGGAGTTAGGATTCAAATAATCAGCCTCATCGAGGATAACTACTTTCTTGGCATTAGTTAGCGATACTGACGATGCAAATGACTTGAT